TTCTTTCATGATTTCCTCCAATTGTGTTGTTCACCATATGGGTTTGTGTTTTTGACTGGTTCGTCTGCAAACATTTCCCATCTTCTTTGATTAATAAAAGTTTGTAAGTGTGGAATGTATCTTATGTCCTCACCTTTAAAATATTTATCTTTGTCTTGATACAAGATACCAATAATATTTATCCAGTCTTTATGTTTCATTAAGTTATTTAGTTCAGTATCTAGTCCACGCTTTTTACCTTTGTAAACTAATCTAAATGCTTCAAACATATTGCGTTCTTGTCCTGTCGGTTTACCTTTTACTTGTGTTAAGACTTCAAAATTATTCACATATGTACTTGATAATGATGCAACCCGATACTCATAAGACTTTATAAGTTTGATTGCTTCCTCTAAACTATCTGCTTCTACTTCTGTAGAGCAAGTTTCACGATATTCAATTCTAAATTTTTTCATGTTATCCTCACATTTATTAAAGTGCCACGCTAGTCTTTTGATTGCTTTAGTATTCATATATTTTTAAGTGCTAAGTTCATCATTTGTCTTGCGATATCTTCTTCCTTAGTAGTTAATATAGTTCTTGGTTTTGTTTGAGTTGGCTTAGCAAATATAACTTCGGGCTTATCTGACTTGTTTAATCTAGCCCTAACCATGTGTGGTGTTGCATCTACTTTCCATCTTTTATTAATTGCTTTTGTTGCCGATGGTACAGTCCACTCTGTTCCATCGTTAAGTTTGTAAATCCGAAAGGCATTACCTCTCGCCTTTCGGACTACTTTCTTTGGTCTACCTACCACGGTAAATCATCTTCTGCATCATGAGTTGATGCGACTGGTGTTTCTGTTACTGGCTGATTATCTTTTGCCTTAAAGCTAAAGGTAAGTTCAGGTGCTTTTGGATTGCCACCTTTATCTTTAGCCCATGCTGATACCCAGTATTCAGTACCATCTACATTAGCAGTACCAGTTAGATGTGGATGTCTATCTGATTCACGCTTTGGGTTTCTCCAAATACTACCTCTGTTTGTGTTGTCGTACTCTGTTGCCATATTATCCTCCTATGACTGTTGATAAAATAACTATTATACACTAGATTGTTGAAACAATTTATAAATTTGACGCTCTCTTTTTGAGGGTATTTTTTCTCTACCATTAACCCACCTAGACAATGTTGATTTATCAATCTTTAATTTCTTAGCAACAGTTCTATATGAAATACCTTTTTGTTTATTTGCTTTAAGTAAATTAATTATGGGTGAATCTTTATTTATTATTTGCAACTTAGCTTTGAGTTCTTTTCTTTCAAGTTCCCAAATCCTTTTTTGTAGATTTAAAATTGTATCGTCATTCCAAATGTATTCTAATCTTTGTTCATAACGCTGACATTTTCTTTGAAGTCTATGTATTTCATCTACCAAATAATCTTTAGTAAACTTAACCATATCTTCCTTGTCATGTATGTGTTCATGTTTCGGCATATTATTCTCCTGTTTAATCTAACGCTGAGTTAGTTGTGATTTGTATGCTTGTACCATTCATATTAATATGGTCTATCAAACTTACATCACCTTGTTCATAATCAAAGACCATGATTCTGTCTTTGTTTATTTCCATTAGTCTAAGCAAGTCTGATAGTGGCAGGTTATTAGCAAGACCATTAAAACCATCTTCATAATCTTCCTCAATCTCTTTTAGGTTTCTGTTCTTTGCCATCACGCACCACCTAAGTTATCTGCTACTGACTGTCTAAGTCTAAAGAAGTCTTTGTGTTGTGGATGTTCAACAATAAATAACCTAGAGTAAAAAGGTTTGTAGTCATTGTTGATTTTATAATCAGCATCAGTTGTTACTACTTTGGTTTCCCATCTGATACGATTGATAATCATTTCAGCCGATAGTTGTTGATGTCCTCTGTTCATTGCTTCAAAGGTAAACCTCTTAAACAATTCGTAGACTTCGGGGTTAGCTTCGTGAAAGATTCTAAACTTCTGCTCACTAGCTGACACTCCTGTTGGATTAAACTCCATCCCAAACTCTTGTTCAAAAACTGATTGTAGTTTTTTGTTTGGCATATCTATTATTATATTTCCCATGATTACTCCCCAAATAGTTGTATGTGTTTGTCTTGCACTTGAGTATAACCCTTATCTTCTGCCCACTCCCATATCTGAGTAGCCACTTCTAAGTCTTTATTCTTTTGTGCTTCGACAAGTTTTTCCATAGCCTTATTTATTTCTGAGTTTCTTTTCTGTGTGGCTGTGGGTTTCTTGCTCGCTGATTGCCCATCATCATCCTCAGTTTCTAAACCGAACATTGATATTAAAGCGTAGCGTCTTGCGTATGTAATTGCTGAACCTAGCTTTTGCATGTCTGCACTAGGTAACAACAACCTTACCTCCGAGTCAATGAATGACTCTGTGTTATCTTGTAGTGTTAGCCTTGTGTACAATACATCCTTGCCATCAATTACTTTAGGGCATTGAGTAAATACAATCCCTAGCGATTCGCAAACTGGCGTGATAGTTTCAATCACATTGTTAATGTCTGCGTAATTAGATTTAAAGAAAGGATTCTTGGCGTTCTTACTGACTGCACCAATCATTCCCCTCGCTTCTAGTATTACTGAATATATATTTCTATCTTTCATATTAACTCCTTGTTGTTTAATTAATAATTATTATACACTTTCTTTACTGACTTAGGAATATTTTTTTCCTTTCTGTAATATTCCTTTGCCATCTTATGTACTGTCTTAACTGCGTACCTCATTCCTTTTGGATTGTCGTACTGTTCAAGATGTATAACTGGTGTTGTGTTTAGTATCTTTCTAACTCTAATAGGGTGTTCGTAATATACAACATGACTCCACTTTCTACCCTTGTTTATTTCTAAGGCACAACGCCATCCATCTTTTGTTTGGTGATTGATTACTCTATACATTCATCCTCCTCTTCTTCATTTCTTCTTTCGATTGCTTCTTTCAATGCTTCTTGTTCATCAAAATGATGTTCAAGTTTATGTCGCATTGCTTCATCTAGTTCTTCAATACTATTTAGTGTCATGACTCAGCCCCTTGTATAGTTTCTTTTAATATTTCTTTTGTGACAATCAAATCATTTTCTTGTTTGATTAAGTTAATCATCATGCAAGCGTGATACTTAGTAAGTGGTAAAGAATAATCTAATCCTTTCTCACGACAAAAATTATTTATTACCCATAGTTGTTTTGATGTTGCTAGTTCATCACTATCTTTTAGTGCTTGTAATATTCTTTCTCTTTTGTTATCCATTTTTTACTCCTTATTTATTTATTATTTGTATAGTCTTTGGAAGTTCATCTGCCATGTTTATTAATGGTATTAATTTGTCCATCATTTCTGACTCAGTTATTACTCCAGAAGTTCTTACTTTTATTGTAGCTTTTATTTCTTGTAAAAGTATTTGTGCTAGTCTTTCATTTTGTTTTGCTAGTGTGTCCATTTGTTACTCCTTATATAGTTATATTTTTTTTGTTACTGGTTACATTATATCATAGGTGTATAGTTCTTGTCTACTTATTTACTAAAAAAAGTTAGATTAATTCTAAGCTATCAAACTCTCGATTCTAGCCTACTTTATTTTTAGCTATACAAAGCTATAGGTACAAGGGAGTTCGTTGAATTGATACTCTCAGTATAAAAAGTTTCTTCTTAGGAAACATAAATTAATTTATAAATAAGTGGTATATTCCTATACACATATGATATAATATAATCTGTTTAACTAAGAAAGGAAATATAAATGTCATTCAATACTAATATTAAAATCCCGATGTCAAAAACTGCATCACTATCTGATGCTCATGCAATGGCAGAGGAAACATGGGGGGAAGTTGGAAACTATCCTATTAATAATTTTTCTAGCAAAGGCGAACATGAAGAATTTGAAAAGCTAGTTTATGCCCATGCTTTGAGAGATGAAAGTTATATTAAATCATTTATGGAAATTTATACACACTACAAGGGGAAACTATAATGTCATTTCAATTTATGAAAAAATCTATTGAAGAACTCAAGCAAGATTTATTAAATAAAACACCTGTGAATTGGGAGTTAATGCAAGACGCAGACCAAAGCGAACTTGCCGAATTAAACAAGCAAGAATATTTAGAGGAGTTGAAACAACTTCATGAAGATAACCCAACACAAGATGACTACATGCGTGATGTTGGTATGAGTCATTCAGATTTTATTTAATCTATCTAATACCCTACTAATTTGGTGGGGTATTTTTTTGCCCTCACTTTGTTCGGGCTAAGTAAGGATTCGCTACGCTCGGTAATGGAACATTGCTTCGCAATGGAAAAGCAAAAGCCACTAACAAGGAAAGGCTACGCCTTGTTATTGGTGCGAAAATTGGACAAAAAAAACCCCTCAATTAAGAGGGGGAAAAATATATTTTATTACGGAGTTTTTATTTTGGATAACACCATGTTATTTTATTTTCGTTTCCGTCTGTTTCGATATCACTCCAACGATTGGCAAACTTTTCTTTCATCTGTTGCAAAATAAAACTTGTATCTGATTGCTCATAATTATTTGCATCCATGCTTTGGTAATTTAAACATTGAATCATGTTTATTATTTCAGCAATGGACAAATTAAAATCTTTGCGTTTCAAAGTTTCTTGTCCAACTTCTGTTAAAAATTCTCTGTCGTGTTGGTCGTCTCTGTGTTGTGGGTATCTGTCATTGACTCCCTTTAAATTTCCATAACCTAACATGACTGCAAGAACTGTTTTGAATGGTAACTCTTTTGCTTTACTTGTTGCCCTGTGTAAATCAATCTTTTGATTTGTAACAGGGTTATAAAATGTTTCGCTTCTGTGCGGAAGTGCATCGTAATGTTTTGATATTTCTGCTATGTGTTTTGCGTCTACTATAAATGAACTCATGATTTTTTTACTCCGTTATTATCGGGGGCTTTTCGCCCCCTGTTAAATTAATCTTCTTCTGTTTCTTCTTGTTGCTTTCCTAGATTTAATTCGTGAATGCCCTCAATAATTTTTGCAACATCTTCAAAGCCCTCTAGGTTAGTTTGAAATAAAAGTGAATGTCTGTTTACTTTTTCTTCGTCTGCTAATTGTAAGTTGACTTGAAAATTATCATTCCTCATAGTTTTATATCCAATCATTTTCTTGACTGCAAACATAGCAGTAGAATCTCTCATTTCAATTTCAATTTTAATTTCGTTGTTTATCATTTTTATTGACTCCGTTAGTAGTAGGTTTTTTTGTATGGTTTTCCTTAAGTCCATGTAAACATTATAGCTTTTCTACACCATTAAATATAGTTTTTTACTAGAAGAATATTCAACTTAACATGAATAATATTCAACTACAGGTATTGACTATATTCTAGTTCATCAGCTAAAATCTTACTTAGCTTTTAAGCAGTCGCCAAGTAGCTATAAAATTAATTGTTTAATAATTGAATTATATTTTTGTACTGCTCTTTCGTGGTCAGTAAATTAGGAAAGGTTCTCTATCCCTCTCACATTTACTTTGCTCTCACAAATGGGCGACACTATGCTCCGTTGTCGCTAAGTGTCGCAAGAGCGTGAAGGATTCGCCTAAGAGTCGGCTCAGCTCGGGCTAGGATAAGCCTAGAATAAGCTGAACTGTATAGGGGTTCTGTTATTTCCAGCCTTATCTCCAGCCCTTCGCTTTATGAAAGGCTTTGTCCTAGCTAAGCTACGCTTAGGTCTAGGTATTCTTTGTATGCTTAGACAAGCTAAGCATAACAGCTTACTGCTTTACTTTCCGTACTATCGTAGCTACCCCTAGGGGGAGGCTCACGCTATGTACCTACACATATATATTACCTCCAAATCACAAAAAACCAAATTTCAACTTTATTTGTGTTATAATACCCACAAGACAACTCTAATCTGAGCCTTATGGCAGAACCTAAAAGAAAAGCAGGAAACCCTAACTTCCACAAAGGTATGAAAGCACCAGAGGGTGTAGGCAGACCTAAAGGTTCTGTAAACAAGTATACTGCTTTGGCACGAGAGTTAATGTCAAACAAATCTCCAGAGATAGTAGAAAAAGTAATTGAGAAAGCTATGGAAGGTGATGTGCATTGTTTAAAGATGTGTTTAGATAGAATCCTCCCTGTCCACAAAGCTGTTGACTCAACACGCACAAAAGCAGATGCTCAAGTCATAATTAATGTTTCCTCTCTGGATAACATACAACAACAGTTAGATGTGACTCCAGAGGGCGAACTTATTGAACCTGTGGAAAAGTCTGATGACGAAGTAATCGTCAATATAGACTCAACACCAATGGCAGAAAAGTTTGGCTGAATTAGACATTAATCTGCACCCTGCACAACTGCAGATATTCAAATCCAACAAAAGGTTTAAGATAGTCGCTGCAGGCAGGCGATTCGGAAAATCCTACCTATCTGCTTGGTTATTATTAATAAACGCTATACAGTCCGAGTCTAAGGATGTATTTTATATAGCACCTACCTTTCAACAAGCTAAAGACATTATGTGGGCTATGTTAAAAGAGTTAGGAAAAGATTTAATTATCCAAGCATACGAGAACACCGCAGTTCTTACTTTGATAAATGGTAGGAAAATCTATTTAAAGGGAAGTGACCGACCTGAAACACTTCGTGGCGTTGGGCTTTCATATGTGGTCTTAGATGAGTATGCGAGTATGAAGCCTATTGTGTGGGAACAGATTATACGACCGACACTTGCGGATGTAAAAGGTAGAGCCTTATTTATAGGTACGCCCGCAGGTAAAAATCACTTCTTTGATTTGTATCAAGATGCTCAAGATGATGAGCAATGGGATGCGTTTCAGTTTACCTCTGTTGATAATCCTTTTCTGCCCGAAGAAGAAATAGAGGCTGCTAGTAAGTCAATGTCGTCTATGTCATTTAGGCAAGAGTTTGAAGCGTCATTTGAAACTTTTAGTGGTGGTATATTTAAAGAAGAGTGGTTTAAAGAAGATGAAGAACCAGATGAGGGTACATATTGTATAGCTGTTGACCCTGCAGGTTACGAGGATAGTGAAAAAGAACGCAATCTAAAACGCTCTCGACTAGACGAAACTTCTATTGCGGTAGTAAAAATTGACCGAGATAAATGGTGGGTTAAAGATATTATACATGGCAGATGGAACATTAAAGAAACTGCTAAAAAAATTCTTGGTGCTGCGGTTAGGGTAGAGTCTAACTCTGTAGGGATAGAAACTGGAGCATTGCGTAATGCCATCTTACCTTATTTGGAAGATGAAATGAGAACAGAAAACAAGTGGCTGTCGCTTATAGAGTTGCGTCATGGTGGTAAAAAGAAAATAGATAGAATAACATGGTCGCTACAAGGTAGAATGGAACATGGTCAGATAACATTTAATCCAGATAAAGACTGGAAAGCGTTTAAAAACCAAATGTTAGACTTTCCAAATAAAATGGCACATGACGATTTACTCGATTCGTTAGCGTATATTGACCAAGTAAGTGTGGCAGATTTTGCACACTCGATAGAACTCGAGGAAGAATGGAGTCCAGTAGATGATATTGCAGGATATTGAAGATTTAAACGATAAAGATTATGAAGATGTATTAGAATTTAGTGCTGACCCGACTACTTTAAAAATGAGGTATGTCGCAGCGTTGTCTATTATTGCAAATTTTGCGAATGACATAGACCCTACTTTAGTACCAGATGATTCAAAAGTAGACTTATCTATATGTAAGATGATTATGGATGGTCACATTGAAATAGAAGAACTCAGCGATAGCGTACACTAAAACTATGTTTTGTGTTATAATCGCAACAATTTCTTAGGAATAAACTTTTATGCTTGACAAGAAAGAGCAACAATACCAAGCCCTTGCTAGTTGGTTGATGTATCGACTTGATGGTTATCGTAATCATCGAGATATGAATTATACTGCAAAGTGGGATGAATACTATCGTATTTGGCGTGGTATTTGGGATTCTTCTGACAGGACAAGAACTGCGGAACGCTCAAGAATTATTGCACCTGCTACACAACAAGCAGTTGAGTCATCTGTCGCTGAATTAGAAGAAGCAACTTTTGGCAGGGGAAAATGGTTTGACATTCAAGATGACATGCTTGACCAAGATAATAGTGAAGCAGAATATATAAGGAATTTATTACAAGAAGATTTAGAAAAAACAGGCTGTAAAGATGCTATCGCAGAGGTTTTTCTTAATGGTGCTATTTATGGTACAGGTGTTGCAAAAATTGTTGTTAACCAAACAGTAGAAAGAGCACCAACAGAACAACCAGTTGAAGGTTCAATGTCTGGTATGAGGGGGATTACTGAATACGCTTCTATTGATGTTAAAATAGAACCCATATCACCCCATGAATTTCTTATTGACCCTGCTGCCAACTCTATTGATGAGGCTTTAGGTGTCGCCCACGAAGTAATTAAACCTAGATACCATGTAGTACAAGGCATACAGTCAGGAATTTATCGTGATGTACCCCTAGATGGTGATTATGATACAGCAAGACTAGGGTTTGATGGTGAAGTAAAACAAGCAGATGAGTCAGATTCAGTAAAAATTACAGAATACTGGGGTCTTGTACCTAAAAGATTCTTAAAAGCAAAAGCTGATAAGGATGATTTTGAGTATTCTAAAAAAGATGAGTTAGTAGAAGCAGTAGTAACTATATGTAATGATGAATATATTTTGCGTGTAGAAGAAAATGCTTTTATGATGCAAGATAGACCTTTTGTTTCTTACCAGCATGACATTATCCCAAATAAGTTTTGGGGTAGGGGTGTCGTAGAAAAGGGATATAATGCACAAAAAGCCCTTGATGCTGAAATGAGAGCAAGAATTGACTCAATGGCATTACGCAATACTATGATGATGGCTGCTGACGCTACTAGACTACCTCGTGGAAGTAAATTTGAGGTACGAGCAGGCAAAACTGTACTAACTAATGGTAATCCTAGAGATGCAATCATGCCATTGGACATGGGTGCAATGGATGCTAGTACATTTAATCAAGTAGCTAGTCTACAAAACATGATTCAAATGGGTACAGGTAGTGCTGATATGGGGTCAGGGCAACAAGATACTGCTTCTGGCATGTCTATGATGCAGTCAGCTAGTATTAAGCGTCAAAAACGCACCTTAATGAATTTTCAGAATACATTTTTAATACCTATGATACATAAAGCTATGTATCGTAAAATACAATTCGATGTAGATAGATACCCTGTAACAGATTTTAAATTTGTACCTTACTCTACTATGGGAATCATGGCAAAAGAATTAGAAATGCAACAAATGGTGCAAATGTTACAAGCTATACCTAAGGATTCACCTGCATTTAATGTTATTTTATTGGCAATGTTCCAAAATTCTAGTATACATAACCGCGACCAGATTGTATTTAGCCTACAACAAGGGCAAGCACCTAATCCAGAAATGGAACAAATGCAACAAATGGGTATACAATTACAAGTACAACAGGCACAAGCTGAAATACAGAAAACTATGGCTGAAGCTGAAGAAGAAAAAGCAAAAGCTATTTTACATACAGCACAAGCAGGTTCATTACAGCCAACAGAAACAGATATGGTAAAAGAACAAGTGCAAATTGCTAAAATGAGTGCAGATGTACAAAGACAACAGTCTGAAACAGCAAGAAATCAACCAGAAGTGGAGCATTTAAAAAGTGAAACAATATTAAACCTAGCTAAAGCTAGAGCAGAAGGAACAAAGTCAGTTATTAATACTAGACCACAGTAAATACATGGCTAAAACAGATGAACAATTCTTAATAGACAGAATGTCTATGATGGAAGTAGAAGGTTGGCACGATTTAGTTGCTGATTTAAAGAATTTAGAATCTAATATTACTAATATTAATAATATTAATTCTGAACAAGACCTTTGGGTAATCAAGGGTCAGTTGCGTATTATAAATTTTATATTGAGTTTAGATACTGCAACTACAATAGCGTTGGAAGAACTCCAAGATGGAAATCCGACATAGTTAAACTTCATAACCCATAGTGGGCGGAGAAAAAATGAGTATAGTAGTAGAAGGCACACCAGAAACAGGAGAACCTGTACAAGAAGCAGTAGTAGAAGAAGCAGTTGAGGTAGAAGCAACAACAGAACCAGAAGGTAATGTAGTTGAAGAAACCCCAGAAGCGGATATACCTGCTAAATATTCGGGAAAAACTCTTGAAGAGGTAATTGAAATGCACCAGAATGTCGAACAGGCATTAGGTAAACAGGGTTCAGAAGTTGGAGAACAACGGAAATTAATTCAAAGTTTATTAGAGGCGCAAAACAAAGCACAAACTACTGAAACACCACAGGAAGAGGAAACTAGCTTTGAGGATGTATTTTATGACGACCCTAAAAAGGCTGTCAATCAAGCAATTGAAAATCATCCAGATGTATTAAAAGCTAGGCAGCAAATTGCTGAACAAGAACAACAACAAAAATTAAATGTTCTTGAGAAAGCATATCCAGACTGGGAAACTAGAGTTGCAGACAAAGGTTTTCAAGATTGGGTTGGTGCAAGTGAAATAAGGAAAGATATTTTCCGTAAAGCTGACACAGAATATAGACCAGACTTTGCTATTGAACTTTTTGATATGTACGATAAGATAAATATGGTACAAAAAACACAAGAAGTTAAAAAGAAAGAAAAGGCTAAAGTTGATAAAGCATTACGACAAACTGTATCTGAAACTCGTTCCACACAATCTGTCGGTGGTAAAAAAATGTACCGCAGGTCTGATTTAATCAACTTGCAAATTACAGACCCGAATCGTTATGCTTCACTTTCTGATGAAATTCAGGAAGCGTATGCAGAAGGTAGGGTTAAATAATCATTTAATGGAGAAGTAAAATGGCTTTAGGTTCAAACCAAGTAACGACTTCCGT